TGGATTAAGAGTAATCCGGGGTTCGTTACGCACAGTGCTATCGGCATCGACAAGGAAGAAAAGTGGCGACAGTTTTACATTGGATTGAAGGAAAAAGGATCCAATGGTTTTGATGTCGACTACTCCAACTATGATGGATCAGTTGGTACACAAGCTTTCGACTTTTTCCGCATGGTGACGGACAGATACTACAGGAATGAGTGTCCAGTCCGTCATGCTCTGTTGCATATTTTGCAGAATTCGTGGGTCATTGTTGGTGACCTGCTCATGAAAACAGAGCAAGGTAACAAGTCAGGGAATCCCCTTACTGACTTGTTCAATTCCGTAACAAACACATGGACAATATTTGTTTGTTACCTTGATGCTCGCGTAAAAGCGGGCCTCGCTTGCACTCTTGAAGAGTTCGATCGAGATGTGGCAATGTTGACGTATGGGGATGACGTCATCATAGCCGCAGACACAGGCGTACTCCGCTACTTCAATAGAAAGACAGTAGCGGATACGGCTGCCCAATTGGGAATGGTGGTCACTGCAGCAAATAAAGGTGACCAACTGAACGAGTTTGAGCCAATTGAGGAATTGACATTCCTCAAGTCTCGATTTGTGCCAGATGGAGCAATTGTTAGAGCTCCAATGCCAAAGGAAGTTGCAATTAGAGAGTTGCAATTCATTGACAGGCACAACGTGCATGATGCACGTATTCAACGAGACATAATTGGCAACGCGTTGCGATTTCGAGCCCATGATGGGCAATCCGCAGTGCAAGAACTTGTTCGCCAATTGGGCGATGTAGGGCGGGAGTCGTCGTATGACTACGAGGACTTCCGTTCGCAGCTGTGGGAAAAACAAGTGGGAGATGGTTTCGATTTTTTACTTGATTTGGGGTCTGTTTCATTTTGAGGATTTTATTTTAGTGAGTATTGCATTTAATCCAATAATATTTGAGTAGATATTGTTAGCAACTATAGCTAAAACGGGTTTTCCCCACTTCGGTGGAGGCATGGTGCCGTTTCCAGATTAGTTGTTTCCAATAATATCTGGCACAGTTGTGCCAGGATAAATAACGATTAGAAACTTTTGAGTAAGTTGAATTATTAGTCAGTAGCAGTAGAGGGTGTCCCCGCTGTTATACTGTCATTAATTCTCTTGCTTTGTTGGTGGTGATGTAACAAATGTGGCGTTATGAAGTGAGGTTCACAAATAACCAATCATATGCTGGTGTTCCAGTTTGGTTATATAAGCAACAACCGATGAACGGATTATTATTAGTCCAGCTCTACCAACTTTAAATTTAAATTTTATTTAACTTGCA